CGCACAGCAGCAGCCAGGGTTGGCCAGACGCGAGTTTGTGACGCTCGATATTGGCGACGACCGAGAGCAGCGAGAAGGGCGGCCGGATGGACATCTACTCCACCACCAGGGAGGATCTGCCCGTCACGATTCCGTTACCCGCGGGTGGCCCCAGAAGATCGACATTCAAGGGCAGAGCCCACACCACGCCCTGGCCGCTGGGAACGGTATACGGTGCCGGCATCATCGGATCGATCAGCGGCGTGGAGCTGGTGTAGTAGATCGCATAGCCGCATCCCTCCACCGTCATGTCGTCCGCGAGCGGGCCGAAGTCGACCAGCGAAGAATCGATCACCATCCCGATTTTTTTGCCCGTCAGCGCGGAGAGCGAGGTGCCGATGCTGTGCGAGTCGGTGAACTCCGTGCTGGCAAACGTAGCCTGCGGCGCGGGAGGAGTATCGAATTGCGTGCCCAGCAGCCCTCCGCCGAGGCCGGCGTCTGCAACCGCTCCATAAGCAATCCACTGGAGGGTGATGTCCTGGACGGCGCTGGCGATGATGGCCGGCCAGATAGCCACGATCACGGCGTCTGCAGGCAGTGGAGAGGTCGGAACGAAGTTGCTCCAGATGGCGCCCCAGTTGTAACCGCCCAGAGAGGCGCTGTAGTTTTTGTGGGCGTGGGCGGTGGGCAGCACCAGCGCGGCGAGGAAGGCCGCCTGGTTGCGCAGGTTGAGCGGGCCGCGGCCCTGCAGGGTGACATCCATCGTGACGGTGCGGCCGATGATCGACGAGATGCCGAGCCCGCTGATGAAGGCCTGGCCGCTGAAGCTGTCGTCGCCGGAGGTCGAATCCAGAAAGAAGTTCCACTCCGACGAGGTGCGCCGGCCGTCGCCGATCGCCGCCTGGATGATGTTGGTGAGCTGCGAGGCATCGCCCATGAGGTAGACGTACTTCGCCTTGGCCGTCCACGAGGACATCGAGGGCAGCCAGTCTTCCCACGCGTCGTCGTCGGTGGTGGAGGCGTCCACAGATTTCGTTTTGATCGTCATCGTCCAGTCGGTCAGGCCGAGGACCCGGGTCGCGCCGGGGATATCGATGCCGGGGTTGATCCCCACGGTGGTGCGGGCGAGGTCGCCGGTGAGCCGCTTGACGGCCATCTAAACCTCCCCCAGTTCGAAGCTGCAGTTCTGGCGGAACTGGTCCCAGATCCAGCCGGCGTCGGTGTAGCTGGGGATGGTGTCGAAGCGGACGTTGAGGGTCTCCGGGGTGGCCGGGCGGTGGTCCACGAAGGTGAAGATGTTGGCGCCGTAGACAGCCGTGTTTTCTACAAAGTTCTCGAGCGCAGCCAGATCGGGGCCGGAGAGGAAGTCGATCGTGACAGACCACTTGCGCCGGCGCCGGGTGAATTTGGCGCGGCTGGTCTCCATCCCGTTCTCCATCGGGTCCCGCAGCGTCGGGTCGATCGTCGAGGTCTTGGTCTTAAGCGCCGGCTTGCGGGTCAGCGTGGGGAAGGCGGGGGTGCTCACCGCGTGAGCTTCCCGCAAATTGCCGGATTGTGGCGAATTGCCTTAGATTCCAGGGCATGAGTGAACTTATAAAGCTGAGCGTTGACGTCGACGGGCCCCTACGCGGGCTCAGGACGGTCCGGGAGCAGGCGTTGCCCTTCACCATCGTCCGCGCCCTCACGTTGACCGCCCAGGAGGCCCAGGCGATCGTTCGGCAGGTGGAGAAGACTACCTTCACCCTGCGAAACGACTGGACCGTGCGCAACACCAAGATCACCCCCGCCACGAAGCAGACGCTGATGGCGGAGGTCTACACCGACACCGGCAACCGGGGGGGGATCGACTATCTGCCCCGCCAGCAGGACGGCGGCGAGCGGGTGCCGGTCTCCGGCCACAAGTACCTCGCCATCCCCACCAGCTACCTGTTCAAGCACACCTCGAGGAGCCGGCCGATCCCGGACAACCTGCGCCCCAGGGCGATCCTGCCGGCCAACGCGGTGCTGGGTCAGACCTACGCGGGCAGCTTCAGCGCCGGCAGCAAGGGAGAGGTCAAACGGGTGATCGGCAAGGCCACCATGAGGAAGCTGGGCTCGAGCGACTTTACCGCCTTCACCCAGGTGACCAAAAGCGGAACACTGTGCATTTTTGTGCGACGTGGCGGACAAAGCGACGCCGAGCCCTGGTACGTGCTGAAGCGCGACGCGCACATCAAACCGCGCTTCCCCATGACCGAGGTGGTGACCCAGGTGGTGGGCTCGAACTTCGACCACAACTTCACCCGCGCGGCGGCCGAGGTTGGGGTCAACGACGCCCTGCGCGGCACCGGGCTCACGGTGAAGTTTTAGCCCTCGTAAATATATTTACTCATCCGTCGGGTACACGATAGACACGATATCTATCGTGTGAGATGGTTGGGGAGTCGCAACCAGCGACGGAGAACGCTCCCGATGGCAGAACTCAACCTGAAGAACTTTCCTGACGACCTGCACAAGCGGTTGAAGATGCAGGCTGCAAAGGAGGGCAAAAAGCTGCGCGAGCTGGTTATCGAGATCCTCGAGCAACGGAGGCCCATCCCCTTTATCAGTGAACGTAAATCGGCCAAGTAACCCCACGCACCCCTCACCCTTTTCCCCTCGAAAGGCACACCATGAAGCTGTTCCTCCTACGCGCAGGTCTCATCATTTTCTTTGCTCTTATCCTCACCGGCCTGAATGCCGCGGTGAACGTCTTCGACAGCCACGTCGAGGCCGCAGTCAAGGCCAAGCTGCACCAGGCTCAGATCGAGGGGCTGCTGAAATGACCAGCAACGATCCCATCGGCGGTGTGCTTGTTCTAGTCGTCCTGTTGGCCTTGTACTTCGCGCCGTCCCTGGTTGCACTCCTCCGCGGGTGCAAGGCCTCCGGGGGCGGGATCATCATGCTGAACCTGCTGCTGGGCTGGACGGTGCTGGGCTGGATCATCGCGCTGGTGTGGGCGGCCAGCGCCACCACGCTGGCCGACGAGAAGCGCAAGGCCGAAGATCTCGCTCGCGCGATCGCGAGGCCTCGTTAAAACGTAATAATGCGATTACCCTCGCAGGGCGGAGGAGATCGGGCCGCCCTGGGAGAGGTCCTCCAGAATCACGTGAGTCATCCACGACTTTGAATCCGCATCGAAGCTCGAACCCGTCTGGCGCGCCGTGACCGGCTGGCTGGAGGCGTTGGTGACGTTCATGGTCATGTTGGGCGCCTGGCCGCCCCCGCTCACACGTGACAGCTCCGACAGCGCACCGGCCGGCATCGCCGGCGCCGCCCCCTTGGGAAAGAAGAGCTCCGGATCGGGCATGATGGTGCCCGGCCCCTTGGGGAAAGCGAGCTCCGGCCCGTCCTCTCCCACGATCATGGGCTGGTCGCCGGAGTAGTCGCCGCCGCCGGCGAAGCCGAGAATGCCACTGAGCCCGTCCCCCGGATCGGCGCCTGCTCCCACCCCTCCACCGCCGCCCTTGCCCATCCCGTTCAGGAACGGCATCAGCCACTTCTGCGCGGCGAACTTGATGGCCATCTGAACCAGGTCCTGCTCCATGCTCTGCACCATGTTGTGGAACGAATCTTTGCCGCTCTGACTGGCCCGCGCCATCTGCTGCGCCATGGAAGTCACCCCCTCGCCCAGGTTTTTGTACGGCATCTGGTCCTGTTTCTGATCCGGCCGATTCAGTTTGTCGAGCTCCGCGTGCAGCGTCTTTGCCTTGTCGATAAAATCCCCGCCGAGGGTGGCGGCCAGGACGTCGTACTGCGCCACCAGATCCTTCAGGGTGGCCGCGGTCTCTTTGTTCAGCGCGTTAATCTCTTTGGTGGCGGCCTTGCGCTGGGTCGGGTCCTTCTCTTCGCGGTCCTTCTGCGCCGCCACCGCGAGCGCGCCCTCCGCCTTGGTCTGATTGATCTCGCGCTCGATCTCGTTGATGCGCAGCAGCTCCTGCTCCTGCTGCTGCAGCGCGGCCAGGTTAGCCGTGTCGCCGCCCTGGGCGGTGGCCTTCTGCATCGCGTCCTGCTGAATCTGTTTCATCAGCGCCAGGCGGGCCTTGATGCCGCTGTTGGTCTGCTCTTCGATCTGCGCGGCCACCTTCAGGCTGGCGAGATGCACCGCGTCACTCCGCTCCGTCGCGGCCAGCTTGGCGTTGACATCGAGCGAGGCCTTCTTCTCCTCGATCGCGGCGATCTTGGTCTGGAGATCCAGAATCTCTTTCTGCGTCCGGAGCTCCTCGGCCGAGTTGCCGCTTTTGTCGCGCTGCAGCTTTTTGTCGCCATGCTGTTTTTCTCCGAGTGCCTGGAGGTCTGTGATGCGGCTGCGCAGCGCGGCCTCCTCGGAGTCGAGCGCATCTTTCTGGACGACCAGCTTTTCCCGGTAGTAGTTCGCGTCGGAGATGAGGAACAGTTTGTGGTCGGCGTCCATCTGGGCGAGCAGGAGAGTGTCGGCCGACCTCTGCGCGGCCGCCTCGGCCGTCGCGTTCGCCTCGGCCAGCGCGGTCGCCGCCGCGGTGATGGAGTTGGTGGACGGGATCTTATGTTTGCTTGCGCCGCTCTCATCCTGCAGGCTGAGGTCCTTGCCGCGCTTCAGCTCCGCGACCTTTGCATCTGCATCGGCCATCTTCTGGCCGAGCTCGCCGCGCAGGCGCATGGCATTCGCGACCTTCTCCTTCGCCGCATCGAGATCCGGATCGCCGCCGCCGAGGAACGATCCCACGGCCGAGTGCTTTTTCTGCGCCGTCGCCAGGTCCGCCTGGGCGCGCGCAACCGTGTCCTTCTGATCGATGAACATGGCGGCGTACATCGTTTTTTCCTGGTCGTAGTAGTCCTTTTCGAGCGCCAGCTTTTTCTTGTCGAAGGCGGCGATCGATCCACCCTCTTTTTTCTGCGCCTCCTCCAGTGCGTCGAGCTTTGCCTTGGCTGCATCGCGCGCCTGCGCCGCCCGGACCCGCGCGGCGTCGAGCTCAGCGCCCTCGACCCCCATCAGCCCGGCCGGGAGCTTCACGTTCGAGCCGGCGTTGTTGTTGCTGAAGTCATACCCAGCGAGCTTCAGCAGCTCGCGCAATCCATCCGCCACGCCATTCTCGGAATTAAGGAACTCGCGGAACTTCGAGATCGCCTTGCTCACCAGCTCTTCGGCTCCCATCAGCGCGGGGCCCAGCGCGGAGGTCAGCGCCAGCGCCAGGCCCTGGGTGGAGGCCTCGAGCTGCATCTGGGCTTTGTGCATCTCCTCCAGCTTGGCGATCGCGTGTTCGTCCAGCACCAGTCCCAAGGCCTCGGCCTCGGCCTTCAGCTTGGCGATGCCGTCCCTGCCCTGGTCGAGCACCGGGATCAGCGCCATACCTGCCTTGCCGAACAGATGGACCGCCTCCGCGGCCTTCAGCGGGCCGTCGGGCATGGTCTGGAACTTGTCGGCGACCAGCTCCAGCATGCCCATCAGATCGTGCGAGTTTTTCGTTACCTCTTCCTGGGTGATGCCCAGGCGGGCGAAGGTCTGGATCGATTCTTTCTTTCCCTCTTCGGCGCCCAGCATCTCGGTCGACAGTTTTTTGAAGCCCTTGGTCAGGGCCTCGAAGCTGATGCCGGTTTGCTCCGACATGAACTTGAGCGTGGAGAGGTTTTCCGTCGAGATCCCGGTCTGCTTGGAGAGGTGGCCGATCTCGACGCCCAGCTCGATCGACGAGCTGATCATCTCTTTGATCTTTTCGATCGCCTCGCCCACGCCCACGGTGAGGCCGATGGTCTCGAGCGCGCCCCTCACCGCCTCCATCGACTCGCGGATCTCGGAGGCAGAGTGCTGGGCCTCGGTTGCGGTGTCGCGGAGGTGCTGGTCGACGAGCTCGAGCGCCTTGGCCGCGCTCGCTCCGTCGCCGGTGATCTGGATTACGATTCCCCTGGGTGCCATATAAAAGACTCCTCACAACAAAAAAGCTTTTTACTTGTTTCTCTTCGCCTGCAGCTTTGCCAGCCGTTTTTCGGCGTCCTTCAGCTCCTGCTTTTCATCCCGCTCCGGGGCTTCTTCGCCCAGCAGCTCCTCCGGCGTGATCTCCGAGTCGACATACTGCGAATTCAGAATCATCGCGACCCAGCCGGCCTCTCTCCTGGCGATGCCGTCCTGCACCCGTTCATGCCCCTGGCGCGCCAGGTTGTACTCCCGGATGGTCATGCCCCAGAACTCTGCGACGCTGCGTCCTAGCGCGCCACACGCGAAGCGCTGCGCCTCGTCGAAGTCGAACCCTTTGCGGCGGGGCTGGCGGCGGACGGGCTTGCCGTCTTTGCTTCGGCCGCCTCGGCTTTTCCCGGCAACACCGGGGTGGATACGGCGCCGGTAACCGCCATCACCACGGCGTTGAAGATGTTCTGCATGGTCCAGGGCCGGATGAACTCGCCGACCTCGGCCTCGGTCAGCGTCTCGCCGGTGCCGGAGATCTCATCCTGCAGGCCGGCCCAGAGAAAGAAGCGCAGCGCATCGAGCGATTTCAGCTTCAGGCGGCTTTGCCCGCCCACCTGCTCGGAGGTGTAGAGCTCACCCAGGAACCCGACGCCGTACTTCTCCACCAGAAGCCAGGTGGGTGCCATGGAGTAGAAAAGAGTGCGGCGGCGCGGGGTGTCGCCGAGGGTGATGGCGATGGCGCCGCGCTGGGCTGTGATTTGCATATCGAAAAATCTCCCTGTAAAAAAAAGGCCCCCATCGCTGAGGGCCAAGTCGTTCAGCCTGCCTTACCACCCGGCGCGCTATGACCCGCGCCGAATTTCGGTTAGTCCTCCGCCTGGAGGTCTGTGAGCGTTGCCGTGTTCGGAACCGGTGCGAGCTGCGCGATGATCGCCAGCGGGCCGGTGCCCTTCAGCGAAACATCCTGCCCGACGATCTTGCCGACGCCGGCGGTCCAGCTGATGCTGTCGATGTACGCCATGCCGGTGAAGCTGTCGTCGCCGGTGACAATATTGGCGAAGAAGTTCCAGCGCACTGGGACGCGCACGGTTGCGGCGAGGGTGGCGCGAATCTGAGCCATCTGCGAGGGGTCGCCCATCAGGTAGACATACTTTGCCTTGGCGCTCCACGATCCGCTCGAGGGCAGTGAGGATTCCCACTCTGCGTCGTCGGTGGTGGTGGCGTCCGCCGTCTTCAGTTTGAAGTCGAGGGTCCAGTCCATCAGCCCGATCACCTGCACTTCGACGGAGCCGACGGTCAGGGTGACTCCGCTGGCGGTTGCGCTGGCGGCGGCCGAGAGGGTGACCACGCCCGCGATGATCGAAAGAATGGTGGTGAGCGCGGGGATTCCGGCGCCGGTGACGAACTGCCCTGGCGCGACGCCGACGAGGCTGGACACGCTGCCCAGAACGGCGCTGGCCGAGGTGGTGTCGGAGTTCGCCGAGATGCAGGGCCAGGACAAGT